TATTAATATTCCTCGTATCTTTAATTTAGTGCTACTAGAACCAGGTAAATCGTTTGTTAGAGTTATACAATCGATTGGTCGTGGAGTTAGAATGGCAGAAGATAAAGACTTTGTACAAATATGGGATGTAACAAGTCGTTGTAAGTTTTCAAAAAGACATTTAACAGAACGAAAAAAGTATTATAAAGAGGCTTCATACCCATTCACAATCGATAAGATTACATATTAAAGGACAATTATGAAAATATTAACACCAGATAACAGATGTTTTGAAATGAACAGTTTACCAGAAGAGATTGATGACATTCGTTATTGTGTCATGGATGTAACAGACAAAGACGACCCAGACTTCTTTTTTATTCCTTTAGTATTCATTGAAACATTCAGTGCGCCGAGTATGAGCATTAGTATTGGTCCACATACGATTGAAATGCCAATTGATTGGAATATTATGATTGGTGAAGCAGACCTAGGATTACTAGAATTCATTCCATTAACAAGTATTAATGAACGTAAGTTCGATACGCTATTGACAAATCCATTAAAAGGGTATACAATGGATTGGCAACCAATTAAAATTAACAATGTATTTGCAGATGTGAAATGGTTCTTTCCTAAGTTGAAGTACGGCCATATTCTTGCAATTCCATTAGAATACGGAGATAGTCCAAAGTGTGCATATTTTGTAAAAGACTTAAATCGAATTCCAGACCAAATGAGTAGTTATGACTTCTTTTAAAAATCATAGAATTGTAATTGACTCATATGAAAAATCTAGTACTGCATATGAATGGTGTGTAGAAAATATTCCGTGGTCAGATTGGGTAGTAGAAACTGGCAATAACGATGAGTCTTTTTATTTCGATTACGAGAAACATGCTCAGAACTTTTTGTTTATATTTGGTGGAAGGTATTATAATGGCGGCTAAGTTACCACTAAGCGATGTATTAAGTGCAATTGATAGAAAAGATTTCAATTGGTACTCAAACTTAGATGATGAGAAAAAGAAAGCGTGGAGTAGTTGGTTGTTTATTCGATATGTAAGTTCTGCAAAGGGCAAAGATAGAGATGACTTATTACTCAATACAAATGAGTTTGTAAATAAGAACTACGGAGACATTTATAAACACGAAGAATTAATATGGAAGTTAATGTGTTTGACGAGTACGGGTAAGAAGCAGTTCCACGAGTGGATTAAGCCACCTAACTCGAAGATAAAAACTGATGCGATTTCACAGTTTGTATCAGAAGCGTATCCTACTTTGAATGGCAGAGAAGTTGAATTGTTTCTTAAACTGAACAATGTTTCAGATATGAAACAAATGGCAACGGATATGGGTATGACTGACAAAGAAGTCAGTGAAATTTTTGATAAGAAAAAGAAGAAGAAGAAAAAATAAATGTTTGAATGTCAATATTGTCACAAAAAGTTTAAGTCTGAAAAGACTATAATGGTTCACGTCTGTGAACCCAAGAGACGATATATGAATAAAAATGAAAAGTATAGCAGACTGGCATTTTATGCGTTTAATCGCTTTTATGAGTTAACACAAGCAACAGGCAAACCAATTGACTTTGATATGTTTGCAAAAAGTAAGTTTTATCTAGGGTTCACCAAGTTTGGAAAACATATAATGAATATAAATGCAATAAATCCAGAAGAATTTGTTGACTTTGTTATCCAAAATAGTGTAAAATTAGATAAGTGGACTTCTGATGCTGTCTATAATACTTATGTACAAGAGTTGAATAGAAAAGAATCAGCCGATAGAGCGGTAGAGCGAAGTATATTATTGATGCAGAAGTGGGGTGAAGAATATGAAAGACCTTTTAACAAGTTTTTTAAGGAAGTCAGTAAACCATTGGCTATACATTATATCAAATCAGGACGCATTAGTCCTTGGGTTATTTTTAATTGTGATAATGGTGCTGAGTTAGTTGATAGTTTTAGTGATAGCGAGTTAGTTCTTATTAATGATTATTTAGAACCAAACTTCTGGACAAGAAAATTTAATGCAAGAACAGAAGATGTCCAGTTTGTTAAGATGATATTAAAGAAGGCAGGAATATAATGGCAACAAAAAGAGAAACAGCAACAATCGGAAATTTATTAATACAGAAAGACCCAGAAACAGGAGAACTATACATAGAGTTGCCAAAGGGAACTTTAGCGAAGTTAGGATGGGCAGAAGATGATGAATTAGAATGGATTGAAAATCCAGACGGTACTTGGAATGTAATAAAATCGGAGAAGAAATAATGAATCCAGATGACTTAATTGCAGATGACGGTTATATATCATCGACAGTAACAGGCACAAACTACTCGGGTATGACAATATCTGTAGATGATTATTGGAATGATATGAACGACCCAAGAGAAGAAGAAATCAATTCTATAAATGATAGACTTACAACTATTGAAAATCGTCTATCTATTCTTGTGCCAAATAAAGAGATGCTAGAGAAGTATGAAGTGTTGCAGGACATTTATAAACAGTATAAGGCCGCAGAAGCATTGCTTTCTGGACCAGACTTGGAGACAGAATGAAAAATATTAGAGAATATACTTGGCAAGGGGTAGAAGAAGCAGTCAATTCAATTGCAATGCAGATGTTCAAAGATGAATGGCGACCAGATTACATTGTTGGTATAACTCGTGGTGGTTTAGTACCAGCAGTTCTCTTATCTCACGCAACTGACATACCAATGAAAACATTATGTGTGCAACTAGAATCAGAGGGTTTAGATGAAAACACTGAACGAAATGCTACTATGGCCAGAGATGCATTAAAGAACAATAAAAAGATTTTAATCATTGATGATATCAATCGTGGCGGTGATGCACTGCAATGGATTCAAAATGATTGGCAAGATGCTATGGGTTTCTCAGGTGATTACACACCAGAACAATGGCACACAAATGTAAGATTTTCTTCACTCATTGATAACCCTAATTCAAAAGTTCCTATGGACTATTGTAACGAAGAAGTTGATTTAGATGAAGAAGAAATATGGGTTGAGTTTCCGTGGGAGAGTTAATTAGACGAAATCCCAAAAGAACACAAGAAAGACTTTTGCGACTTCGTAGAATTGTAGGTCCCGAGAAAAACCCTAAAAGACGATTTTCATCTGATTTTGATAATGATGATTATTTGAAATGGACTTGTATTTCTTCTGATAAGATAGATTACGAATTGAAGCCATTAATAAAAGGTGCTGGTCGATTAGGAGAACTTGTTGATTGGTGTGATGATAATTGTAATGGAATATATGTTATAGGAAAAGCAGATAAGATATATTTTGAAGATGAAAATGATGCGGCAATGTTCGCTTTGGTGTGGAAATGAATATAGTAAAAACTGATATTGATATTGATGTAGTAAGCAGAGATGATTTGCTTGTACACTTCAAGCATATTCCAGCCATTATAAAAAAGAAAGACGATACTTATGATAAACATAACAGCGGTGTATATCTTCAGCCTATTCCATTTGACCAACTTACCGGTCTTTCATCAATTGATTATAAAGAGGCAGAAGATAGAGGATACTTCAAGTTAGATTTTCTAAATAATTCTTTATATTCAGGTGTAAGAGATGAACAACATTTAGATGAACTAACAAACAAAGAACCAATATGGGACTTGTTACAACACGAAGATGTTGTTAAAAACTTAGCACACATTCACGCTCATATTAATGTTTTGAAAGTATTAAAACCTCAGAGTATTATAGAATTAGCAGAAGTTCTAGCAATCATTAGACCTGCAAAAAGGTCTCTACTAAATGAGAGTAAAGAAAAGATTAAAAATGAAGTTTGGCAAAAACCATCTGATGGCTCTTACTATTTTAAGAAAGCACACGCAATTGCATATGCTGTAAGTATTGTTGTACAACTTAATCTATTTTGCGAACAAGTTGAACAGAACGCCGTTTAATTCTCTTTTGAATAATATTTGTTAAACTTGTTTCGGGACCCCATAATACTTCACAGTCTTTAGTATTCATATTTAGAATACAACTATTAAATGGTTCAATTTGAGAACGCAGAAATAAGTTTATAGGAATTAGTCTATTCGATTCCCACCACCATTGTTCGCCAAGTTCAATGAAATGCTTTCTGGCTTCAGCAGTATTAATTTCTTCGAAGTTGTACATCGAGGTGATAGTGGTGTCACTGTTGATAATTATTCCAAGATATTCTTTATATTCTTTTTTGTTACCATATCTAACACTTGAAAAGAATGGATAGTTTTCTTGTAACCACTGTATTTTGTTTTCGTCTTCCATAACACCTATTTATACATCCTGTAAATAGCAGGCTGGAAGATAAATACATACATGATAAACTTTAATTTATACCAATACCAACGAGATATAGAGGTTGTTGTCTTAGATAGTGACAATGATGCAACTATGACTCAATACCTGGGGAATATGCCAATGTACGATACTACACATAAAATGCATAAGGGTATCGACAATACTCTTAGATTTAAATTTAGGGATACAGATAGAAAATCAGTAGACCTTACTGGAAAAACTGTTATATGGAAAATGTATGACAGAGAATCAAGGGAAAATGTACTTTTTAAATACCTGACAGTTACTAACGCAACTAAAGGAATGGCAACAGTTTCAATACCAACATCAGATACAGTCATGCTCCCAGAAGGATTTTATCAATTTGCTATGTATACAGTTGAAAATGGTGTAGAACAAATCATTTATACAGATGTAAATGATAACGCCCACGGCGTAATTGAGGTGTTAGATGACGTTTATCCAGAATTCTCAAACTCACAAGAAACTGCAACATTCTTTGACGATGGTAATAGATATATTTCTACTGTATTTGACGGAGCAGGTGATACTATTAAAGCAAAATCTCTTCATACATTTGCTGTATACTATACAGGATTTACAGGAGTTATAAAAATAGAAGGCGATTTGAGTGTACAACCTAGTACATCAGATAGCGACTGGTTCGACTTGACTCCAGAACTTATGTATGACCCAAGTATTACAATTAATAATGAAACAGGAGTTCAAGGATATGTTGTCCGAGCAAACGTTAATTGGCTCAGAATTACATACCCAAATACTGCAACTGGCACAGTAGATAAGATATTACTAAGAAACTAATTAACCACTTGACTTTTAAGTTCCAATACTGTATTATAATTAGATGGAACTACAACAAACTGTTTATCAATTCATTCCCGGTAAGACAAGACAAAGTTCAGGCGGTTGGCTGAGTTTTAATTGTCCGTGCTGTATTGACCAAGGTGAGGCTCGTTCTGATACAAGAATGAGAGGTGGGTTGAAAAACGAGGGCGATTTAGTATCATATCATTGTTTTAACTGTGGTATAACCGCATCTCACAGAAAAGGTCAAGTCATAAACAAGAATTTTGTTAAGTTTATGAGATTACTTGGTGTTCCTGAAAGTGAGATAAAAAGACTACAGATTGAAAGTATCCGAGAAAAAGAATTATCAGAAGGTCCGTGGGTGTTTAAATCAAAAACTCAAACTACAAGAATCCCATCATTTCCTGGAATGGAGTTACCTGAAAATTCCGAAACATTGGATGATATACTAAATAAAGATGCCCCACCTGAAGGTGCGATTATGGCGGCAAAATATCTACTTGATAGAGGTGTTTATGATTTTGTTGATACATATTGGAGTAGTTCATTTGGATTTAAAAATCGAATCATATTTCCATTCACACAAGGTGATAGAATTGTAGGTTACACGGGCAGAGACTTTACAGGCAAATCAGAGTCTAAGTATATGACTAAGCAACCAAAGAATTTTTTATACAATTCTGATAAGATTAGAGAAGATAAAGAATATCTGATTGTAGTTGAAGGAACAATAGATGCGGCAGTCTTAGACTGTGTTGCAATAATGAGTAACGAAGCATCACAGAATCAGATTGATTATATTAATCAGTTCAAAGGGGAAGTTATCGTATGTCCTGACAGAGATAACGCTGGTAAGAAATTGATATATCAGGCACAAGAAAATGGTTGGAGTGTTTCATTTCCAATCTGGGAAGAACATATTAAAGACGCGGCAGATTCAGTAAAAGAGTATGGAAAATTATACACATTAAAATCGATTATTGATGGACGCATAAGTAATAGTACAAAGATAAGTGTGAAAACACGCATAATGTAAAGCAGGAGCATTAACATAAAATGAAAAATAAAGAAATAAAATTTAACGTGATACCAGAGCCTAAAGAAGCGCCGACACCACCACCGATGCCTCCGATGCCACAACCACCACAACCACCAAAACAACCTGGAGAATTCTTAAGAGAAAATGGTGTGTTACATATGGACAAAGAATTTAACCAAGATAACTGTATGCCATTAGTAAAAATGATAATGGAATATAATCTAATGCCAGAAGATAAGGCACCAGAGATTATTCACTTGTATATCAACTCACCTGGTGGATATGTAGATAGTTGTATGCATCTTATTGATGTTATTAAACAATCTCGTATTCCAGTTTACACATACGGAATGGGTTCAATTGCATCCTGTGGTGTTATGCTTATGATGTCTGGAGTAAAAGGGCATAGATACCTGACACAGAATACAGCAGTAATGTCGCACGAATTTAGTGGCGGAACTCAAGGACAATACCACGATATGTTAGATGCACATGCTCACATGGAATGGACAAATCAAAAATTGATGGAACATTATATCAAATGTACTGGAAAGAAAGAGAATTATATTCGTAAACATTTACTTGCACCAAAGACCGACCATTGGTTAACTCCTGAAGAAGCAGTTAAACACGGTATTGCAGATACATTAATTGAAACATATTAGTATTGACAAAGAGTAAAAAAACTTGTATAATAGTATAAACTTTCCAGGAAACTAAATGTCAGAAGTCAAAAACTACTCACCCGACTTGCAGAAATTGTTTGTTCAATTTATGTTAACAGACCCTCAGTTATTCACTAGAGTAATGGGCATTATTGATAATAGGCATTTCGATAGACCAATCCGTGATATCGTTGGATATCTAATCAATTATAGTGAAGAATATTCTACTATGCCAACTGTTGAGCAGATTAAAGCAGAAACTGGCCAAGAGATAGAATTACTAGAAGACATAGCAAAGCATAGTGATTGGTTTGTTGATGAGTTTGAAACATTCTGTAGACACAAAGCAATTGAACGAGCAATCGTTAATAGTGCTGACTTGCTCGAAGAAGGCAAATATGGTGAAGTAGAAACAACTATCAAAGATGCAGTTCAGATTGGATTAGCAAGGTCTTTAGGTACAGACTATTTTGATGACCCGAGAAAAAGACTTGAAATGCTTAAAGATAATAATGGGCAAATCACTACAGGTTGGAAAGACTTAGATGATAAACTTTACGGTGGTATTAATCGAGGCGAAGTAACTATCTTTGCTGGTGGTTCTGGTTCTGGTAAATCTTTGTTTATGCAGAATATGTCATTGAACTGGGCAGAAGCCGGTATGAATGTTGTCTATCTTACTTTAGAATTGTCAGAAGAATTATCAGCAATGCGTATCGATGCGATGGCAACTGATAAAAGCACTAGACGAATATTTAAAGAACTAGATGATGTTGAGTTGAAAGTGAAGACTATCGGTAAGAAATCTGGTATGCTTAGAATTAAATATATGTCTTCAGGTTCAACAATCAATGATGTCCGTGCTTATCTAAAAGAACTTCAAATTGTAACAGGAAAAAATGTAGATTGTATATGCATTGACTACTTAGACTTATTGATGCCTGCAACTAAGAAAGTTAATCCAGGTGACTTGTTTATTAAAGACAAATATGTCACAGAAGAAATTCGTAACTTTGCTATGGAATCACAGACAGTTGTGGTGACTGCTTCACAGTTAAATCGTTCAGCAGTAGAAGAAATTGAGTTTGACCACTCTCATATTGCTGGTGGTATCTCTAAAATTCAAACTGCTGATAATGTGATTGGTATCTTTACGAGTAATGCGATGAGAGAACGTGGACAATATCAACTTCAGTTATTGAAGACCAGAAGTTCGAGTGGTGTTGGTTCTAAAATAAATCTAGTCTTTGACAGAGATAGTCTTAGAATTAGTGATTCAGATTTAGAAGATGATGATTTAGCAGTCGGTACACAAGATTCACAAACCTCAAAAGTTATGGATTCATTAAAAAGAAAGAATAGTATTACTGACACTAGTGATTCCGCTATACCACCGGAGAAGACAGATGCTTCAAAAGACCTGAGAGCAATGTTGAGAACAAAAAAGTCTACTCCATTTGATGATAATTGATAAATACTGTTGATAGAGAATTATCTCTTGGAGACCAATTAAATGACTAAGAAACCACGCAAAAGTCTATTTGAAGAACTAAACTCTATGGCAATTTCTAAGAATGAGCCAGAGAGATTTGTTGAACAAAAGGGCGAACATATTATTTCTGGTGCAATAAACCTTATTGAATTCATACACCGTGAATTTGATGAGCAGATTGCGGTAGATTTATCTAAGCGTTTGGTTAATAGTATAAGAACTGGTGACTTGAGAAAGTTTAAGCGAGGAATAACTCATGCTAAAAGAAAACATTAGCCTTGAGCAACAACTTGAAGAACTAAAGGTTCTTTCTGGTATCTATAAGCCATATCAAATGGAAGATACTAAACAAGAGAATATCTCATATACAGGTACAGAAAAATCTAAGCATCAGAAGAAACATAAAATAGAACCAGGAACAAAAGAGTGGTTCAAGTTATGGTTTTCAAAACCGTATATGACAGGTGAAAATCCATACGGGGATAAGTAAGATGAAAGTTGAAGATATATTAGGCAAAGGTCGTCAAAGAAGATTTAGAGGACCAAGAAAACCTCGAAATAAACAAGTGGGCTTTCATCAGAAGATGAAGAAACTATTAGATAAAGCCCTAAAAGAAAGTGCTAGAATCCAGCACTTAGAAGACCTCGTTCTGGGTCTTGATGGGCCAGCAGGAAGTGAAGGTGGTAAAAAAGCAATCGCTAAATTACACCAGATAGAAACTTCTCCTTC